GTCAATTCTAATGCCTTAGTTTTACCAGGCACCTCAAAAGATCCATCAAATGATGTTGAGTCAAGAGATATTTCGTAAAAATCAGTTTGATTTATTGGCCTATACTCTACATTGTAAATTGAAGCACTCGCAGTTCCAATTCCAGCAATATCTTGATATAAAAAGTTACCTACAGTCTCTAATGGTTGACCACCAAACAAGTTTTCGACAAGAACGTGCTTAGTTTTAAAATATACGTTTTCAGAAGGTATAATAGTACTTTCAATTGGTTTGAGAATATCAATATTCTCACCATATAAAAGTTTGAACAGAATCTGATATGAGGAATCAGTTCCTTTGGACATATAGAAGTCTTTTGCCCTTGTAAGTATGTTTGTAACTGAAGTCCCTTCTATAAAACTTCTATTTTCAAAGCCAGGTAAAAATTCTGTCTTAAATTTAGTAAAAAATGTTTGTAAAAAGAGATTACTTAAATTTTGAACTGTTGCACCAACAAGATGTACCTCAGCATTGGTTTCTGAAAAGTTAAGAAACTCGGCTGCATCTTCTTTGGATATTTGATCTATTCCACTGAATCCTCTAGAACATCCAATAAACGAAGTATCAGTTTTATTGGTGTATGTAATAATTTCGTTATCTATTTTCAACAAACCATAACTCTGAGGCCATCCAGTAGTGGAAGTCACCCTTATAGTAGGATCACCAGCATAGACATTATCAGTTAACTCAGTTGATACAACTAATGACTCGGCATTAAAAGCACCAATCTGTCTGTACTGAGCTAAATTGTTTGCTAAGTCAGCTACACCAGATTGGTGTTCTTGTGATTGATAATACTGAGTTAAAAAACTTGTAAAAAGAGGAGATTCGCTAGTTAGAAACTCAGGAATCTGCGATTCTATTACATGAGAGATTTTTACTCTTTTGATATCTGTCATTTATCTTGTATAGATTGATTCGCTAGCGTAACTAGATGTTGTGACGTATGCTGTTGCAGAAGTGTTCTCACCAGAGGAAACAACGTCAGGTAAAGCTTTAACTGTGCTGTTTGAAACATCTAATTGTAAATACAAATCTTTCAAAGCAATAACATCATTAGAATCGGGTATTGCTTCAACTTCAATAACTCCACTTTCCAATGTTGCACCTGTTATATTTACCACATCTAGATTAATCTCTCCATGAATGTAATCTACAGTCCCAGCATCGTTCTTAACGATCAAAGGTAGATTATTTACAAGTTTGAAGAAAACTATTTTTCCAACAGTCGTCCCAGCAGTAGGAATATCACCCATATACAATGTTCCATCAATACCACTTACCGTAAATCCACTGGATCGCACGCCATACCCATTTGGTTGGTCGTAAAAAGCATTTCCGTAGCAAAGTTCATAAGTTGCAAACGTATTGATCTCAGGAGTTATATTACGTCTCATCTTTACCCTAGTAATGTTAGATGTAACTCCTCTAGCAGAGTCATCTATCAATCCTACAATTTTACTATACTTGAATCTACCACCAAAAGCATTAATATCAGATGAATTTGAATATGTAGTCAAAGCTTTGGTAACATTACTAATTAATTCAGTAACATCAGACGTTGCGTTGGTGTTATAGTAGACAGAAGTATCAACTTCAACATAAAGATACTTAAGATCGATAATTTCTGGTTTAATACCAGCAATTGAATATTGTTTTAGTTGTCTGGATATATCGTCCTTCGTAATCTGTGAAAGGAAAGAACCGTTCTTCGGTTTTATCGAAATAAACACTTTTCCAAACTCAGGGGGATCTAGTTCCTCTCCACCGTAGGCGGTCACAGATTCAACGTTAGGATATACGAATGGAATTATACCTGTATAGTCATTGGCGGTCACTGCACGGTATTGTGAAGAGTATATACGAGGTGCCAAGTATTTGATTGAACTAATATCTTCAACATTGTCACCCATTTCAGATTTTTGGGATGTTTTTAAAACTGATATGCCTTGTGAGATTGTTGCATCAGTATCATCTTTTAAAATACCAACAAATGAGAAGTTTCTAGCACCATTTCCAGTTTTTCCGTTGGTAACGATGTAAGTTACAGTTACAATAGCTCCAGCTGGAGGTTTTTTACCAATAATTCCGTCCCCAAATAAAATTTCATACTGTTCATCTTCAATTTCTTGAATTAGAAATAATTTAGAGGTATCATCTACCTTCAAAATGTTATTATAGAGCGTATAAATCTCATCTGTTGTCGAAGAAACAGTAACACGGATAGAAGTTGTGTCAATATTTGAGTTTGGAAGAATATATCTTTGATTTGGTTGAGAATAATCTATTTCAAATGATTTTTGAAGGTAAATTCCTTCATAAATTCTTAAATTACTAAAAGTAGCAGTATTATTATCGTTTGTTGTAGCTACAAAGTCATCTGGAATTGAAAATATGTAATTACTTCCTAACTGATTACCTAAAGCGACTTGTCCAGCCTTCAAAGTTAAGATTTTTGTGTCATTAGTACCTAAATCTACAGTAAAATCAACTACAGCTTGTGCAGCTCTAGAGGATCTTGGAACATAACCAATGTTTCTAGCAAGAGAAACGACATTTTCACGCAATGTAGCGCTATCAAGGAAGCACTCATTGACTGCCATGTTCGTATTATAAGCAGTAATGTAAGAGTTATACGCTAAAAGGTCAATTAGAGTAGAAAAGTTTGATCCTTCAAAGTCAAAATCAGCGAAATCACTGTTTACTCGAAGATAATCTTTAATTTGAGCCCTAAGATCAGCGAAATCTAGGTTTGTAAACTGGTTAAACGACATTATACTCTAGTTGATTGGAGAATAAATTCTATATTTTGCTGTGGGAACTGCATCCCAGTAATATCATAAGTGATATTGCAAGTTAATTGGTTAGTATCAAGCGGAAAAAGCACTGTTACAGAACAATTACTAACTCTAGGTTCGTAATTCTCTAATAAAAGTTTTATATCATCTTCTAAAACTTGAGCAACGTCTGGATCTTGCTGCTCAAATAGAGTATCTTCAAGAGGACTACCTAATAATTTCTGGTAAAACCTTTCACCTACTCTTGTTCTTACTAAATTTGTGACAGATCTCTTGATTGCATCCTCATTTGTGAAGACACCGATGTCATTTGTCACAGGATGGCGACTAAATGACAGACTAATATCTCTAAAAGGAGTTTTTGTTACAAGTTGTCTATCTACTTTTGCCATTATTCACTCAAATTTTGTTTTCTTTTCTTGTCATTAGCGTCATCACCAACAACTTCACGCAAAATTGTCTCATCTTCTTCTGGTTTTTCTATAAAACCATCTTTAAAACCGCCAAATGGCGTATTTTTTAACTTCATTATGGACAAATATACTATTCAAATTCTATTTAGACACAAAAAAAGACCCTTTTAAAGGGTCTTTAAAATTTTTTGAGTGTTTTTTAACCAGCAGCGAGTGGAGATTGACTTGTATTGCTGTTTGCAGCAGCCTTTTTTCGTGCTTGAGCGCTTACATCATACTGTCCTTTTACACTTCCGCCTTTAAAACCAGCACTTTCTACGTTATGGGGAGCTAATTTAGGATCTGAGTCTGCCATCTTTAACCGTTTTCTTTTTATTTATCGATTTGAGCTCTTAATCTGTCTGGTGAGATGCCCTCATTCATGTAAAAATTGAGTCTCACCCTCGCCTGTTCCTTGTCAAGACCTACATCTCGCTTAGGATCGTTGACACACCAGCCTGATGTGCCTAATTCTACGACCCTGTATCTTACTTTTGCGTCTGTCATCTTAAATAATCCTCGTTTTTTCGTGGCCAACACGGATTTTTGGATCAATCCAGATCTCCATACCCGCTTCTTTTGCATCTAGACAGAAAGATACGTCTTCTCCGCACATATCTTGAACATCTCCAGACTCAAAGACTTGCATTTTAGGAGCAAACCAAGGATATTTCATCTCTTTATGTTCAAATACACCATTTTTGATGAGTAACCAACCAAATCCAGTGTAATCAACAGTGAAAGGTTTGCGTCTACGAGAGATTGACTCGATAGTTTCATGATTCATCACTCCACCATTCTTAGCAAAGTCCTCTTCTTCTAACCAATGTGCAACAGATGTTGTTTTTCCATCCTCTGTGCAGTACCAACCACCAGCAATATCCTTTTGCATCCATACTAAACGATAGAACTGCTCAGTATTGAAGACAATATCAGAGTCAATCCATAACTGATAGTCATATTTTAGTTTTCCGTCCCAAGGTATTTGATCTGGGCCTCTGAGAACGTTAGCACCAAGGCATTTGCATCTTGCAAAGTTAACCATTGATGAATAATCTTGTGAGATCTGAATACTAGATCCGTTCTGAACAAGGTCGAAGCATAGTTGAACGAAGTTCTTTAAAAAGATATAAGATACTCCTCTTCCTGGCAGACAGAAAACTATTGCTTTACCTTTCGCTAATGCCTTTGCCTCTTCTAAGTTAAAGTCATCTTCGACTTTCTTAGTTTTGGGGGCTTTAGCTTTTACTGTAAATCCTTTTGCCATAACATGTTGTAATTACATTCTTAAGTATACCACGGTCAAACCAATTTGTCCATAGTGTTATATTATATAGTCTTTTTTTATGAGCTCTTTTTGAGAAACTCCTGACTATTACAGGGGCCTAACAGCATTCCCTGATCGTTAATTCCTTTCAAAGCCATACTGTTGATTGCGATGTCACCAGCTACTGATAATCTTTTCTCATCAGTTAAGTAATGGGGGTAAACCGCATGAAACAGATCACTGGGAAAGATTAACATATGTCCTTCATTATATTGTTGTTCTAATTTCCAATTTACTTTTCTTACACTTCCAGTAATATCATTATAGGTAAGAACAAAATCCCCTGCGTCTGGGTGCATGCCATCTTTTGATTCTTGTTCTTCTTTCGCACAGGAAGGAATCTTAAGCCATACAACAAAAGAAAATATAGCGTCATGTTGATGTAATGCCTGATATTCTCCCTTCCCAGTATAATTTGCCCAGAACTTCTGAAAGGTTAACTCGTGTATATGAGTTGTCCTTAATCTATGAGGTATTCCAAAGTCTTCAATATATTGTTGTATTACTTTTCTCAGAACTTCTTGTTGAAAACGATTATCGTCATCTATCAACATCCATTGTTGCATTGCATTATCTGGCTCATACTTCTCTACAAGATGATGTAGATGATCTAAATGATCTTTATCCAGAGTTATATCTAGAACTCCGTAATTTGGTAATTCAATTTTCTTGGTTCTCATTTTTAATCACCTTTATTTCTTCTTTACGAAGTTCATCATTTGGATAGTTTTTAAAATACTCTGTTAGATATGCCAGTTTATGTTTTATATCTCCCGATGGAATATCTTCCATAATAAGGTTATCGCCAATATAGACGTTATAGGTATTCATCTTCCCAAGTAGCCATCATGTCCTCTAAGTCCTTACGGATATCAGGATGGTACATAAGATGGTTATCATGCTCTAATCTAAAAGAGATAGATTCGTAGATGTACTCCAGCTCCTTTACGTCGAGCTCTATATTCATTGTTTCTTCAGAAATGTTCATTATAAACTTATCTATACATTTGTATTTTTAAACGTTTGTTGTAATAGAAATCATTTCTTGTAGGCAAGGCACTTTTTCTATCAGGATTTATGGCTTCTGTTGGTGCCATACTATTCATTGCCACATCACCAGCAAGTGCAACACGGTACTCCGTTGTTGTGTAGTGAGGGTATACAATATGATTTAGGTCACTAGGAAAGAACAACATTTTGCCTTCTGCACGTTTCCCTAATACCCAACTTCTCTTTTGGTATTGTCCACATGTGTCAGGATAACAAAGTACAAAGTCGCCTGCTTCTGGTCTGAATCCAGCTTGAACCTGTCTTTCTTCTTCACCTTCAAATGGAATCTTGAGCCATACTACAAAGGTGAATATTCCTTGATGATCATGTATGCTTTGATAATCTCCATCTTTAGATACACGGCACCAGAAACGATTGAATGTAGGTATGTGATGATGTGTGGTTTTATGTTTATAAGGAGTTCCATATGTTTCAAAATAAGTTTGGGCTGCAGGCATCAAAACGTTGTTTTGAAAGAGTTCGTCATCATCACACAAAGCGAATTGTTTATTCTCTTGGTCAATCTCAAGTAAACGATTACCTTCCCACTTGGCACTTGGGGCATACTTATGTACAAGCGTCCACAAGTTACTAATATCTTTTTCTTCTAATTCACATTCGAGTACACCGTAATTAGGTAGGTCTACGGCTTTAGGTTTTTTCATTTAACTTCTCACGGTACTTACGACGGCCATTTACGACCTTCTCCATTTGTGCATCAGAGTATCTAGTTGTGTAATATCCCTTTTCCGCCAATTGTTTACTCGTATCGTCCAACGCGCTGATTTTCTGAATCATTATGATTGTAAACAACTGATCCATCTTAAGTAACAACCACAAATCTCTTCCCTGACAGTTCAAAAACGTGTTGAGTCCGTCAACGGCGCCAGACATTTGATCTGGATTTATAATATTTGCATCTGACTTTGCTGCCACTATGACTACATCGTGACTTTCATCGAAGTTCTCACACTCTCTCGTAACCACCTCCCAGTAGTCGTACGCGCTGAAATAGTCATAAACCTTGACTAACTTTAATCTGTTATCATCTCTTACTTTCTTCGCAAAGGGGCAACGAGGGCCTGTATAATCACCACCGTTTAGTTTATCGGGTTCCTGTAAGTAATCAATCCAATCATGCATGTATTCATGTAAAACATCTAAGTCATGATTGACAAATGCTTTAGATCTCATTAATAACTCTGATCCTCCTTTATACATTCATCGCCAATACAGACAGAGAAAGACAAGCTATCTGTATGATAAGACCTGTAGATCCTGCCCCATATGACATTGAACTCTTCTTGATCTAAGTTCTTAAACAAACACTTATCCTCGAAATAAATGTGATAGGATTTTACTCCTTTATCCGTTGTGGTACTTGAATTGTCCATGAACCTCCTTTTAACTCTACCATTTTGAACTTCTTCTTATTGCGTTCAATTTCCAACAACCATGATTCATTCATTGTGCTTCCATACTCAACTGGGTTCATACCCACAAAATCGAGTATTGCAGTGTCAACCATGTGATAGAGAGTATCCCAAGTGAGAGTGTACTGTAATGCAGACGCTATCTGTTCAACCTCATACTCAGTAAGGTTCTGATTCAAGACGCCTAATCTACATTCGACTAACTCATTCAAGTCAATCTCTATCTTACTATTCTTATATATTGCCATAATAAGTTCTTTACAGTTTCTTAATCAAATGATATACCTTCTTCATCAGGAAGGTCAAGAAGTTTCTCTTCCACCCAATGTTCCTTATTATCAATACCAGCTGCTTCAACGTATGCCATGATATGTCTATCCACTTGTTTGTAGATTGGATGTAAGTCTATATCCATACGAACATCATGTGCAATCTCAGCCACTTGCTTCTCTGTTAAACAATGATC